AACCAGGTCATTTAACGTAATTGATTCAACGGTGCGCTTATATGCGTACATTGGAATGTTTTTAGCCGTTCGGTGCATCGTGCTTTTAAATCTTAAAACCATTGGTGCGCCAGTTTTGTAACTGTTAGCTAGTAGCCTTTCCATGTAATACTGGATGAGCGCTTTACTAAAGCCCAAAACCTCTTGCATCTGCGCAATTGTTTTAGGCTCAGCAAGTATTTCTAGTATCTTGTTGTACTGGTCAACTTTGATGTTGAGTATTTGTGCGTTGGTTGGCATGGTTATCTTTACTGTGTCAATTCAATAATCGTTGCGCTTTGGGCTTTATTAAATCCGCGCTTAATGGTGATAGGTTCAAATAGTTTGTCATCTACGCCAATGGCGCGAGATATGCCATCAATCTTGCTTTTTACGCATGCCAGCAAATTATCTAAATCACGGTGACGCTTATCGTTTTGCACAAACGTAATGCTTACGGCTATTTTTTCATTGCGGAATTTACGGCCTTTCATTGCTAATTGGCTTATGTAAAACGCCTCGGTAAATGCACTGTCTTTTGCGCCTTTAGTTGCGCCCCAATGTCTGCCGTTTTTACGATTAGGCATTAGCGCCATATCTGGATAGCTCAGTTCAATTAGCATGCCGCAAGCCTTTCAATAGTTTCAGCCAACACTAACAACTCAGTTTTACGCATAACTTTCCACATAGCCTTTCTTCCGTGTATTCCGTTGTGATTGTCTTGGTGGCAGCTTTTGCATAAAGGGATTACTGCAAAGTGACTTATGCGCCTGCTATTTTCTAAAATGTGGTGCGCATCGCTTGGCGCAGAATTGCCGCATACACCGCATGGCATGTTTTTAATTTTTTCAATATGGTTTGATTCGGCTGCGTTCACGCTGCATACCTTTCATCAAATTCTTCTTGCGGCTCACTCCATTCAATTTCATTTACTGAGCCGTAGTGATATAGCCACTCAATAAACCCTGCCGCCACGTACTTTGGAAAATCTCGCGTTTGCGTGCCAAGTGCAACCAATGAACTGCCATCTAGTCCTGGAATAAGCCTAAAGTTTTGGCGCTTCCAGTAATCCGCTAATCGCGGTATGTCGTTTGTTATGCAGTCTTTGCGATACTGATCCACACACAAACGTTTCCAGCTATCCAAATCCAATGCTTGATTTAAGTGTTTAGCCTGCCTTGCAATGTCACCTAGCATTGCGTGGTATTTCTCTTCTTGCAGGCGTGTTTTTTCATCGTATTCATCAATGCGAATACGCCATAGCTTGTTTGGGTCTAGGCGCTGCAATAAGTCATACAAGCCAAGTTTGTTTTTGAAGTTGTAGTAGAAGTTGGTTACGCTCATTCCTTACCCTTCGGAATCGAAAGATACTGTGGACAGTCATCGCCTGCTTTCCACAATTCAGCCCACACTTGGCGCTCATTAGCAGGCGCTACATAGCGCAGACAAGTTTCACGGTAGCCGCATTTATTGCTGCCGTTAGTATCTTGTCCAGCGCATTTAGCGGTATCTGCGCTAATTTTCATTGCATAACTCCTACTGGTTGCATGTTGTATGCAGCGCAAATGTCCATGATTGCGGCAAACTTTTCTGGCACATCAACTGCTTTGCCTGCAATAATTGATTCATCAATCCAGTTTTCAAGCTCGTCTGCTTGCTCTTGGGTAATTGCTTTTGCTTCTAGCGCTTTATCAGTCATCATCATTTTTCGTTTGTTTCAGTTAATTGTTTATGAAAAATTACTGCCTCTTTTTGCGTATCTCGCACTCCGCGAAACACACCGTTTTCAAATAATCCAAACTTCTGATTGCCTAGTTCTTTCTTGCCGTGTATTACCATTGTCCAATTGCCGTTTTCTGCGTGGTATGCATCGACTTCAACCCATTTCATGCCGCAAGCGCATTAGTACCTATCATGCTTTGAGCAACAGAATTAAACTCAAGCGCTGGCTTATCTGTTCCACCTAACATTACTTGCTCAGCTAATTGTCTATTTCCAATTAATACTGGCTGCGTGGCTTTGAAGCCGTTAGGCAAGTTATGTGCGTCATAAATACCAACCAATGTTTTTGGATAATCAGGCTTTTCACCTCTCGCTTTAAAACCTCGATAGCGGTTTTCAAATTCTTTAGCCACAAAAGGCCATTCATCTTCTGAGCGCTGCCCTAAACCTAACCAGCCGCCCATATCTTGCAAAACTCGGTGAATTATTGGATCGTCAAACACAACGGTTGAGCCAGTTCCAACTTGCCTTACAGCCTTATCAACTTTTGCCCATGCGTTTAAAGCGCTGTCTTGCGTAGAGCCTTGAAGCATTCTCACAATGTCTGCCACTTTTGGCATAAACATGCCGTTATCAGGGTTTCTTACATGCCTAAAAAGCGCTTGCTGCACTGCCGGAAATTCAAAATCAGCCAAGCCTTGCCAATACAAAATCTTTGCACCTTCGCTAATTGGTTTCCCATACTGCTCAGACACAACGCCAAGCAGTTCACAGAAATCATCAAAGTGTTCTTGCTTCATTCGTTATGTCCTTTTCTTTTGATTCAGTGCCAAAAAGTTTTTTTCTTGCCAATTCGGTAGTTATTTTGTTTTGCTCTGAGATAGATTGATTTTTTGTTATTTGCTTTGCCTGCACCCAGGCTGAGTTAAATCCAACCCAATTACGCTCACAGCAGGTAATCAAAGCTTGCTCAAGTGTGTAACCAGCTTTATCAGCTTCACGCACTAATCCATCAAAAACAGTTTTTGAAACAGGCGGCGCTTTTTTAGCTTTTCGCACTGCAAGATAATCACTAACAACCTGTGGATTTATTCCAGTAAAAAATTCAATCTTTTTCGGTGATTTCTTATTGGTAGATTCAATTGATAGATTCTTGGTAGATTCAATGGTAGATTCAGTGTCGGCATTTACCGACTGGTAGGTGTCGGCATTTACCGACTGGGTAGTCGGCAAATCACTACTGGTAGGTGTCGGCTTTTTACTACTGGTCGGTTTTTTACTACCAGTCGGCAAATCGCTACTGGTTTCGTGTCTGTCATTAATGCCAATTAAAGTAAATTTATTACCTTTTCCAAGTGCTCTTGTTACAGATAAAAGTTTTAATTCTTCCAGTGACTTTATTGCGTCAAAAATTGTTTCACGATATAAGCCAGTGTCATCAACTAAACGCTTAGTTGATGGGTAGCAATGATGGTTTTCATCAGCTCTATCAGCCAATGACAAAAGCACAAGCTTCTGCGTGGCAGATACTTTTTGCTGCCAAGCCCATCTTGTTGCATCTAAACTCATTAAGCTGCCGCCTTTAATTCAGTAGCCAGCGAATACTCTTTAACCCTGCACTCTTCACCAAAACGGTTTGTCACTTTGATCCAGGTGCGGTTAATGATGCAGCCTTCAATTTCCAATTCAGTTATGCGTGCCGCTAACTGGGTAATTCCATGCTGCTGATAAGCTTCTAAACTGGTAACAGTGCCGCCACGTTTAAAATGCTCAAGTAAACGATCTGCTTGTGAGTTTTTCATAAATCAGCCTTTGCAATCTCTTCATCAACCAAGCCCTGGAAAAGTACCGTTTTGGTACTTTCGTCATCTTCAGTGCTAATAGATAATTTCCTCATGGCGTTATCTCTAATGAACTTTGTCACCAAGACACGTAAGCAACCAGAATCACTTAGCCCCAACATTTCCGCATCTGTGTGGAAGGCTAGGTATTGGTCGGCAGTTAAGCCAGCTTTAACAATTACATCGTGCTTTGCCATGAGGTTTCCTTGTGTGTTTTTGTTAAGCGGCTTTTTTAATCAAACCCAACTCATCAGCCAGCGATTCAATACGTTTGCCAGAATCGTAGGAAATGGTGGATTGCTTACCGTTTTCAATATCGGAAATACGCGATTGCGGAACGCCTGTTCTGCGCGAAATTTCAGTTTGAGATAGGCCGTGATCGCGAAGCTTTTTAATAATGTCATTAATCATATTGAAAATTATACATTTTCGTATTCAATAGTCAATACGTATTTGCATTAGCAATTTAATATACGTTATCGGATAATCACAGCATGGAATTTAAAAACTGGCTTATTGAAAAAATGTCTGAGAGCGGCTTAAATAGCGCGTCTCTGGCTGAAGCTATTTCTGAGAATCAGCCTACTGTTTACAGAATAATTAGCGGTGAAACTAAAAACCCTAGATTAAGCATAGTTAAAAAACTTGAAAAATTTTTTAATAGCGAATTTTCTTCAATAGAAAAAACAAATACCAATCAAAAAGAACTATTAATTAGTCAATACCACGATGTAAGGGGCGCTATGGGGAATGGCTTGGTGCTTCGCGGTGAATCTGGTCAAATAACTGGTTGGAAAGTCACGCCTGAATGGATAAGTAAAAATGTACCAAGCAATACAGGTAGCAAAAACTTAGCAATAGTCACAGGCTTTGGTGATTCAATGCGCGGTATGTTTAATAGCGGTGATCCGTTGCTTGTTGATACTGGTATCAAGTCACTGGATTATGATGGCGTTTATTTCTTTAGAGTTGGTGACGAAGGCTTTATTAAAACTTTGCAGCGCATACCTGGTGATGGCATTCGTGTTATTTCAGAAAATAAGAAGTATGAAACTTGGACTATTAACGCAGATATGGATTTTGA